TCAGGCTTCATAGTCAAAAATATCATTAAGAACACCATCGCCCTCTTCTTTCATTTCATTTGTAAGATGTTGGTATATTCCTAATGTGATTTGAATATTTTTATGCCCCAACCTTTCTTGGACATATTTAGGCTTAGCCCCTGCTGATAACAACATTGAGCAATGCGTATGCCTTAAAGAGTGAAAGGTAAAATTAATACCTAACTTCTTGTGTATAATCATCGAGGTATGTTGCATTGTTCTTGGTTGTATATAACTGCCATCGTTTCTTATACAGACAGGATGTATTTTTTTACCTCTATGTTCGTTGTTCAATATTCCGTCTTTATCTTCAAACCAATAAATAAATTTGTCTTTTAAAAAACGACGATACTCTTCTTGTCTTTGCTTTTCACGTTGCAAAAGCTCAGTTAATCCGTCGTCTATAGTTATTGTCCTAAAGGAATCATATTTTGGATTTGAGAAATACCAACACCGTTTTCCGCTATCGTCCCATTGTATTTGACGGTTTATTGAAATTGTTTTGTTAATCAGATCCACATCGTTCCAACATAATCCATAAGCCTCGCCTAATCGAAGCCCGCATTTGTAGCCCAACATCATTGGTATATGAGTAGAAGAAGTCTCTGGGAAACGCTCAAAAATTCGTAACATGTCTTCTTCCGAGATTAGATAATGCGGCTGAGTCTTAGAATTGACCGTTGCCAAACGTTTGCTTGGCAATTGAACATATGCCATGGGATTTGAAGAAATATAATTTAGTGGTTCTACGGCATAACTTAAACTGCTTGAAAGGATCGATTTAATAACCGACAAAGTATTTCTGCTCATCTTTGAATCATAAAGTTTGTTTATAAATTTTTGTAGTAAAGGAGGAGTTAGCGAACTTATTTTATATTTCCCCAATTCAGGCAATATATATAATCTTAGCTTTTTCTGGTAATTGGCTTTTGTTTGTTTATTAAGTTTTGCTTCACAAATCACATCAAACCAAGTTTTAAGGTAATCGTTAAAACTTATTTCTGATTGAACAAATACATTGCCAGTTCTATTATACTCGTTCATGGCTTGCGTACCTGCTTTTTGCGCCGCCCTACGATTAGTAAATCCAGATTTTGTGTACTGTTTTCTTTTGCCGTCAATTGCCGCACCTTCAAAACGATACTCCCATTTGCTACCACGCTTACGCACATTTAATCTTGCCATAATTCTCCTCCTTAGTTAATACGAAAAAAGCACACACATTCGTGCGTGTTCTACGTTACGATGATTTTGTATCTATATATCTAAGCAATTCCGACTCAAGTATTTTTAATGAACCTATCTTTACAGCTTTAATTTTACCCTCGCCTATTTCTCGATATATGTAATTCGTGTTTACTCTAAGAATTTGAGCAGCTTCTTTTATTGTGTAGATCTGTTCCATTTGTTGTACCTCCACAAAAGCTTTAACACTATCTTCCGGTGCTTCCAAAGCCACCATTTCTTATGCCGTCGGCTTTATCATCAACAGTAATGCCATACTTAATAAAAATACCTTGACACAATTTATCGCCAGCCTTTAGCTCTAAATCCTTGTCCACTGAGAACTTTGCCATAATGTGCCCTTCATTCTCTGAGTGCGAATAATCGCTATCTACTACGCCAAAGGTATTTGATAACCTCATTCCGTATTTAAAACCCAAGCCTGATTTCGGGACAATTGCCAGAAACCAATCTTCGTCTATTTTGCAACGTATGCCCAATGGGACAAGGACAGTTTCACCCGCCTTGGCATTGATTGCTACAGGTGTATGTATATCATAACCCGCTGAGCCAGACGTTGCTCTTGTTGGTATTATAATATTATCATACGAAAAATCTGTATATCCGCTCTTTACCATGTCATATTCAAAACGCTCTTTTGTTACTTTTTCAAATTCTGCAACATAAATCATTAAGATACCTCACTTTACTTTTTTGTTTCTATATGTTATAATTAAGATGTGATTAGTCGCTATCATTCGTTGAACATAATATTGAACAAATTATGATTTGTGGCGGCTAATAATCTATTAGGGTTTGCTAAAATGCAAACCCTTTTTTATTAATCACACCAAAGAATAACTTTGTTTTGCTTTAGGCTTTCCTGTACATCAATAACCCTTTGATTGCTTGACCCTCGCCATTTTAATGTTATGTCACGTTTGTCATCTTCGTATTGACCATCAACGACTACATCGATGCACTCCATAATAGGCAAGTCTTTAATTTCCTCCCACTTATAACCTGTGTAAATCCATTGAGTTTTTGTAGGATAGCAATCTTTTATTAGTGCAGATATTGTGCATACTATTTCACGATTATCAGGAAACAAAGGATCGCCGCCTGAAAATGTTATACCCGAAATATATGACTTGTCTAACTGGTTACATATTTCAAAGATAGTATCAAAATCAAATGGTATACCACTATCTTTATTCCATGTTTGAGGGTTTTGGCAGTTTTTACAATGATGATTACAGCCTGATACCCAAAGGACAGTTCTAAGCCCGTCACCATTTAACATATCATCCTTGGTTATATTATGATAGTTCATTACATACTCACCCTATCCTTTATCTCTGCAACCTTTGCGGCATTGTATCTACTTTTACCATGTATTCTAGTAAAGCCTAAATAGCCATTCATTCGATCAATCTGAGTTATATTTTCCGATCCACACTTCGGGCATTTATCCATTTCTAGTTGCTCATAACCGCAATCCTCACAATATGATAATGCTAAATTTATGCCCTCATAAAATCCGTAATCCATAGCACGTCTTACAAGTGTTTTTATAGCTTCCTTATTATACGATATAGGATAACGACAATACTGTATCTTTCCACCATTGAATAAATTCCAAAAACGCTTTTCAGTATCTTGTTTCTGAACTGGAGTAATATGTTCCCATACGCCACAATGGAATGAGTTGGAAACGTATGGTCTGTCTGATACGCCCTCTATGATACCATACTTCTTGCGGAATTGTTCAACTTGAAGCCCACACAGGCTCTCGGCAGGAGTACCGTAAATTGCGTATAGTATATGGTCTTGTTCTTTAAATTCATTTGCCTTGTCATTTATGTATTGCATTACTTCATAGGCAAAATCACTATCTTCTACAAGTGACTTACCATTATACAAATGCTGTAATTCGTTTAAAGCAGTGATACCAAAACTCATAGTCATAGCTGAAAGTATTGGTTTTATTTTATCATTAGGGTTGAGATTGCCACCAAGAAAACCACCTTGAGTAAATCCCATTGGATTTGTCGATGCCTTTTTCTCTCCTAAAAATTCATACGTTCTTTTGTGCAGGTTTCTTATAAGTTCGAGGTAATAATCAAGAACTTCATAAAAATCTTTATTCTCCTGCCTTGCCTTTGCTAATATCATCGGCAAATGTAATGATATTGCACCAAGATTAAATCTACCCTCAAAGACAGGGTAATCATTTTCGTCTTTTGGTTTCATACCACCTTTTACAAACCAAGGTGACAATGAAGCTCTACACAATGGCATTATGCCATTGGACTATATCTTTACACAACATTCTGTTACCAAATGCTGTGTACTTCGCTGTTCCACATAAGGAGTCGCACCTTATGTGTACTCTATTCACTTCTTCACACAAGTCTTTCACTTATGCTATGTTTTCGATAGTCTCTTGACGATTATCAAAATAACTAAAATAATAACCTAAATAATTTTTGGGAAGTTCCCCTTTTAAAACTCTTGCTATTTTATGTCTATCTAAGTTCAATACTCTACCACATTCTCTAATTGATGAAAAACTATCAACAATATTGTTGTCAAAATCAAATACAAACACCTTTGTTCTATTTTTGTGAATCCTGTTTCCACTGTGCCAACCATGCAGAACATTATATGAATTAGTACACCATTCCAAATTATCAATATTGTTGTTGGTTTTATTGCTATCAATATGATTTATGTATTTATAATTATTAGGGTTTGGAATAAAACAATGTGCTATAATCACATGAACTCTATTATGATGTTGTTTATGATTTTCCATTCTATATTGAACTTGCAAATATCCATCTGTACCGAGATATGGTTTTAATTTACGCATAGTTCTTTTGCTATATATGTTTAGTTCTTCGTCCACTAAGAAACCGTCATATTCTTTATATTCCTTCGTTTTGTCCTCTCCTTTTTGTTGGTTTATGTAAATTATTTAGTTATTTTGAATTTCGCACAGGATTTTTTTAGTTCCCTGTTAGCACAATTCCTAATTATCATTTCCTATAATTCCTAAACGTGAATTGTACACCCTACATTTGTAGGTTTACGAAGTTTTAGATGAGCCGTAGTGTAATTTTTAACCCATCAAACTAACAACTTTTCCATATTTCTTATACATTTCAGGAATATAACCATCCCCTGTCAAAGATAAAAAATCTGGATACATCGCTTTACTGCTACAATCAATGGCAACATCAAAAAGCCATTCTAACTTTTTGCCTTTACCATGTAAATTTTCATCGTACAAAAACGTCAGCTTTGGAAATAGTACAGGTCTTTTAAAGCCCTCTTTTCCTTGTCCGCCCATTCGTGTTTTTAATGCCACCTCGCTTGCCATGGTTTCCCACTTGCTTGTGCCTATGCCAAAACTAATGGCTATGAATGGATAATCGCCTCTTGATGACCCCACGGAATTAAACGCCATTTCCCATGATTGAAAGCCCTGTTCAAAATCCCGATAGACTTTTTTGGTTGCATATTCGTCGGCTTTATTCTTGTCACCGTTATCACATATGCTTAAATATTCGTCAACATATTTCTGATAACTTTTTTCGGCATATGGGGCTAAAAGAGTATCAACTCTAGGTATTGTAAAACCCAATGCAGATGTATATTTCTATACTGGATACCGCACTGCAACATATCTTCACAACCGCTAATTGTGCCTACTGTTTCAATTATGTGCCAATCTCATAATCTACTCTACTCGATTACTTTCATAATAAAAGCTATAATATTATGATATTCTTTCGATGTCCTCTACACTCTCTAAATTCCATTTATATTAAATTCCATTGATAACCTTGAAGTAATAATTGCTTTTTATTGTTTGTATCTTGATAGAAGTCTTTACCTTTTAATCCAATATTTTTTCCCAATTCTTTTCTATCAAATGTTCCAACATAAATATTGTTTTTGTATAATTGATACATAAATCTTTTTGGCGATTTTTTATTTTTTAATGCTTTTCTCGTATTATTTTCTCTAGTTAATATTTGCAAATTTTCTATTGAATTATTTTGAGGATTTGCATCTATGTGATCGATCGTCAATTCCTGCGGAATATCCCCCATCAGTGTTTCATATACCAATCTATGTACTCGGTAATATTTCCTTATATGCCGATTATTTTCTATAAAAGAAAGGCACACTTCTAAATATCCATCTTTATCCACTTTATAACAATGTTCTCTTGGTTGAAATATATTTATTCGCCCTTGTCCACCTTTAACTTTAGTAGTTATTACTTTGCCACTTTTGGTAACATAGTATCCGTCATATTTAGTTTTATAAGCAATTTCATTTTCAAAAATTATTTCCTCCATAATTAAACCTCTCACTAATTTTCTTATGGAAATTAGATAGCACGGTATTACCATATCAATTATGACTTAGGTTTCACCGTTAGCAACTTTCGTCACACCCTTTAGCAAGGTTAAGTAGGTTTTATTACGGCAATATTACTTACCGTATTGTTGACTAGCTGCCGACATTGTTACATCACTTATAACATCGAAGGCAACGTCAAGTGTCTTAGGCTCGTTATAATGAATATTACCCATTTCAAAGCCACCAGACAAAACATTTGCCATATCGAAAATACAACAGTTTATGCCGTCAAGTCTGTCTTTCTTATCATGAATATAGATATAACCGTCTCTAGCCGCCTGCCTTTCTTCAACATTCAAGAAGAATTTATCATACAGGTTCTTGTTCAACTCACCATAAATCAAACTGCGCTGTGTGCTAGTCATAGTAGAATCAGTGTTGGCATTTGAAACGTCGCCAATATAGCGAATGCCCTGAGACTTGGTATATACATCGTCCATCATATGAACAAAGTCTTTTTTGTAATTTCTATACTGCCTATAACATTCACCTGATTTCGGGTAAAGGTCAAGCAAGGTGCGCTCGACTATTGCATGTATCGCCTCAACCGAAATACAATCATTTTCTAGATCTTCTTCCATTATGTAATCCATAACAGCAGAGCAAATTTTTTCATAATCTTTATCTGAAAGATTTTCCAATGCCCTGTTAGCTGATTTGCTACAGGCATTGATTATTTTTTGATAATCAAAATCTTCTAATGTTCCGTCCTTTTTTATTACTTTCATTTTATCGCTCCTTCTGTATTTTCTACAAATATATTTCTATACCAATTTCAGTTTCCATAATAGTATTAATTGCCTTGTCAATATCGTTCCAATTCTTACAACGATATTTTTGATACAACGTATGAATATTACTTTCATATGACTCAAAGCCATGTCTATTCCATGGATAATCAAATAAAATTTTATGGTAATAGCCATCAACTAAATTATCTACACAATCATCAATTAGAATATCAATACCCCTACCGAGCATTTGCTTGTTCTTTATGACTATTAGACTATCATACATATTTAAAAATGGAAGTTGTTCTTGTAACCAAGCCGCCTTACTAGAAATATTCTGTGGGGCTGTAGCTGTTACTATGTAAATTTCACAACCTAAATCATGGTATTTCTTCAATGTAGCAACACAATTTTCAAGCACTTTTATGCTGTCCCATACCCTCTTATCCGTGAAATAGTCACAGAATTTGTCTTGAGGTACATTTTTAAAGAACTGTCTCATATTATAGGTGGTTATATCGGCAATAGACAAATTGTCATTATAGTCCTTATTATAAACATCAATAATACTCTCTGCTAGATTATTGATAACATTGTCGCAATCCACGCCGATTCGCCAAGGTCTAGGTCTTTTCAGATTTGCTTTCAGTTCCATTGGCATTTCCCCCTTTATCATTCTCGTCTAATTCATCAAGCATCTCAATCACTGTCCTATAGGCTATCAAAAAGCCAAACACAAGCCCGACCAAAATACCAATAATAAAATTAGCCATTCTTGTTATGCTCCTTTATGTATTTTTCATATTCTTTCTTAATCTGGCTAAGTGTTAAATACTTATACGGAATTCCTCTTTCGCTACAATACGCAATTTCGGTCAGGCAACCTTTAGAATACATATAGCTATCGGAACATATCACCATGCGATCCGCCAGTTCTTCGAGAAGAAACAAAGTCATATTTAGCCCTTGCTCATAGCTCGTACAATCATACAAACTCCCGAACATAGCTATAGGGTTTAAATATAAATTTTCAGGATGCATAATCGTCAACAATCTTTGACACTCATTAACCTCGTCAAGATTATCTTTTTTACCGCCGTATGGATGAGAAAGATACACAATACCATTATAATTGCTCTTGTTAATTATTTTCATTGTCATTATCCTGCCTTTTAGTTATCGCCTGAATATAATTTTTCAGTTCGTCATATGCTGTCTCAATATTATCATTGTTAGTAATTACATAATCCACTACAAGATTGCAGTTTTCAAATTCAATTTCATCTTGTTTAATACGCTCCATTGCACGATTTGTTGCCACGAGGCTATTTTGGTACATTTTAAAATAGCGGTCAAACAAGCGGTCATACCGATTAAGAGGCAGACAATCTATGTATACCGAATAAATTTTTCTGTCGCCTTTATACTTTTCTTTAAGCTCATTTAAACCTGTCTGATCGACAACATAGAGGTCATGAGCTTCGTCGTCAATTTGCTGAGACGTAACACCATAATGGTTGTCCAGATAATAATTATATGCCACAATGTCGCTAAGACTCTGAAATTCTTCCTCAGTTACAAAAGTATGTCCCGCCTCACCCTCATATCTTGGTGGGCGTGTTGTATAAGAGGCAATCTGTTTCATGTTTAACTCAATTTCAAGTTTTTGCACAAGCGTTGATTTACCGCTTGCCGAAGCTCCGAGAATACAAAATAACGGTTTACTCATTATTGCCCTCCTTGAAATATTGGCTCAAACACATCTCTTTGAAATAAGGAAGTTTTTCAATCCACTTGCAAAACTCTCTCCATTCTGGTAATTTATGATTATGACGTTGTTCCCAAACGTTTTTCAAACAACGGTAATTTGTCGTCAGTCGTGCGGTAAGTTCAAAGCCACTAGGCACATTGTATAACAAGCGAAGATAATCTTCTGTATCCTTTGTCTGATTATATATATCTTTAAGCTCCTCGACTCTCTCGATAATTTTTTCATCGACATATTCATTACACTGCCCGGTTATATCTAATTTGGAAATTCGGTGCATGGTAGATTGACTTGAAACGAAAACCAAATATTTGTACCTTTCAGCCTCAATCCACATTTTATTGCTACAGGTCAAGTCAAAAGAAACGAGGACACCGCTCAAAAACTGATCGTGTCCTCCTTTGCTATTGCCAAGACTTTTTATTCTGGAAGTATACTCATTTGTACACTTTTCTGGCTCAGCCGTCATAGGATATTTGCTTGCCTTGAAACTTTCGCCCAAATCGTGAATTTTAACATTTTCTACTCTCACTTGTTTTCCTCCACGATGAAAGGTGCGAAAAAGCGCGTAACTACGCCACTTTTTTCTGCATCAAATTCTAATTTTATTAATTCACCTAAATCGAGGGCAAAAATTCCCATAAGACTTGTCGCAGGCACTCTATAGCGACCCTGCTTAAGATCGACCTCGAAATCTAGCCTTGATACAATCTTTATAAATTCTTGTACCTCTTTAATTGTCGATAATCTAATAAATGCGCTTTTCAATTATAATCACTCCTATACATGTAATTGATATTTTTGCTTGTGCATTTCTTTTATAAGTTTGCGCTTTTCTCTTATTCTTTTTTCTTCTTCTGTTTCTTTTCTGTACACAAGCTCTTTACACTCAACTGGATAACGTGCAATCATTCGTTGCATTTCTATGTAACCTAAATATTTACGTCTTGCGCCCTTTGGATCCTTCATCTTATTTGTCACCTCGATTACTTGTCATTATTGCCAACATTGTGGCTTTTGAAAAAGCTTGCAAATGTTGACACTGTTGCTATTAACCACGGGAGCATATCGGTGGCAAACCTATCTGTTCCAAATATTATATTTAGGCTTTCGACAACCATACTGCCGAAAATCCAATTAAGTACCAAACCGCCAAAATAACTAACTATAAATATAAAAGTTGGCTCCAATAAAAATACGGCAATTAAAGAAATTGCTATCATTATTGTTTGAAATTTTTTCATTATTTTTCCTCCTTTATTTCTGTCAGGTTAAAATATTTGACTTCACACTGTTTGGCAGAAGTCAAGCATGGTCTTATAACATTACGAATAATTTGTTTGCCGAGGGTGGCATCAATAAGGGCTTTGGTTGGCTTTATTCCCTTACACATAAAGGACGGATTAATCCAGATCCATGTTTCAGAACCTATACAATAAGAAACATCATACAATGTATCTCGCAATACTTTGATATCAGATGCTTGTTCTTTTGCATAACTCTCAAGCTGTTCTTTAGCACGCTTTCTACTGTTGCAATAAATTGCATTAATCTGCAAAGCCGCATATTTTGACGAAAAATTTTGTCCACTAAAAGCACAATTACTTTCGTCACAAGTGTAACAATCCTTCATTTGTCTTCCTCCATTACAATATATAAACCTCGATATTGATACGTCCCGACATCAAAAAGCTTTGAGGTACGAACGCTCTATCCCAATAGTAAAAGTCAATAACGTTACTCGACATACCGCCCGTATCGTCAACACGGTAAGTCCCCGTAACGCCAGCTCCCTCAACGTAAAGCAAGGTGCCGCTCGGAAAATAATTAGACGCCACACTATAGCCCGTCTCAAGCGTTCGCCCAGATGAACCATATGGTGGCGTCGAGTATCCCATATCTGTGGCACAATACCAAGTGCCCTCAAACGTTCCGACATAATTATTCGGCTGTTCAATAATGATTTCTGGTTCGCAAGGTTCATTCATTATATCTTCGGCAATATTATCAATAACAATATCTTCTTCCTCTACGGTAAATATATCGGACATTCTTACAATGGTATCTGAAGCCATAATCATTTTATTAATATGTAAATGACCGACTAGAGCTCGAGCCGAAGTGAGGTGACAATCAATTTCATTTTGCCTACCGACTTCGGTTTCGTTGCTATTAATGATTTTCTTTTCTATGGGTGTACCATGCGCATTGATTAGCAATATTGTAAACTCGATTATAAACAGTAATATAACAAGTATTTTTAGTATTAAAAAAATATAATTTACCTTTTCTTGTTTGATAAAACCACCTCGTTTATAAGTACATATTCTTGATTGGGTCGCCGCCATCGTCATAATCGTCTATAAAATCGTTTATATCAATTTGTTTGTACCCTATGACTGCCATATCGCACAGCTCTTCTACTCCAAAATCACGTCCAACTATGTAATCCATGATTTTATCTTTTGCGCACTCTTCGCACAGCTCTTCTTTCTGGTCTTCGTCTTCGTCGCCTACGATGTATAACTCATCTACATCACGACCACACTTGTCGCACATTAATGCAAGATAATTATACTGCGGCAAGCCGTCATAACAGTTCCTTATTTCCTTTGCCATTTTTACCTCTCATAAAACATTTTTTTGTTTACGCCTTTTACATTCTTCTACAAGTTCTTTATAATAGTTGTCAGTCTTTACTACGCTACAAATGCGTGGTCTAAGGAACTGGAATTCGATTTCTGTATCAATTGGTTTGTCCAAGATTATTGCACTCCATCTATAACCTCTTCTTTGCTCTTTTATAGATTTTACAATGTATATTGAAAACACTTCATTTTTAAAATAAAATTCATTGCTGTAAATATCGCGTCGTTCTGAAGTGAATTTCATACAAGCCCGAAACTTATCTTCCCATTCTTTTATATTATCAGTTACTACTAAAACACCAATCATTTAATTTTCACTCCCTATAATCATCATAAATTTCGATGTAATATTTACCAGTTTTTTACACTCTTTTTTATACTCTTTACCAATAATTATTTCTACATCACATCTTGAGTCGGCACAAATGTCCTCAAGAAACTGTATAGGATCATTGACCTCAATTGTTCCTATTGAATAGTTACCATTGGTGCCAATTGGATTAGTAACAAGATGGTATTTATTAATTCTTGGATATTTTTCTGCTATTTTTCTTATATTATATGTCGATGTACAACATAAATTATATCGCATTTAATCACTCTCCTCACATTGTTTCTTTTTAATTTTCATACCGTCTCCTATGTACTGATTATTCAGATATCTCATACATTCAAGGATAGCTGTTTCTTCATCCCCACAACGTATTTCACTTTCATTGTCGTCAAGTTGTATAAATGTATAATAGCTATCATCTCCACAGTCATAATCGTCATCATAATCATAATGACGACTATAGTAATCTACATCTGGACAATATTTTACAAGCAGTTTAGCCAGTTGCTTTACAGGTAATTGCCGCAATTTTTGATGGTTGGTCATTTACAATCCCTCCTCATGCAAATTCAACCTCCTGCATAAGTTTTATTTCTTTATCTGTCATACCCCATGTGTATAGAACTTCCTCAGGCGCATAACATACTACATACCCTTTATCATATATTTGCTGTATCTTATATACCTTGTCTCGATATCCTATACGATTAGTAGCACCTAAATTTAGGTAGCGTTCACATAAGGCGTCAAATACCTTGCAATATACCTTCATAAACTTACCTCCTTTTTAAGACAGCCATTTTCTATATTTCCTATCTTGTTTACGTTTACTCTTCCTTATTCGATTGTATATAAAGTTCTCATAATACTCAAACTGCATAGCCTTTGCATAGCAATATAGCCATGTTGCAAAAAAGGTTGAAATCACTATTATACTTACTATAGTTTTGACATGATGTAAGCCGTATTCGTCATAGAAATGTACCATAATTGGTGTTGTCAGAACAGTGACACAGAAAGAGATAATACTAGCAATCGCTGATGTTGTCATTCGTGTTTTACACCATTGTTTAGAATACTTCGCCACTTTAATTTCTTTCATTAATGTTTCCTCATTAATCCCTTTGCTTCCAACAGAGCAATCTGAGCATTTAAAAGTTCAACTTTTTGTTCCAAGGACGAAATGTATTTCTGCAAATAATTAGTTCTGTCCAAACAATATTCGTAATCTGCGTTAATAAGATAAGTTTTCTGACTCAAATCATTTAAAAAAGAAGGTTCTGCTGACTCTCCTCTCAGCATTCGTTCTACATCTCTTTTTATTCCCATTGTTATTCACCTCTAATCATTTTAAATTTCATTTTAAGCTTATAAAACGACAATAAGATATCTGTATTCATTTCAAAACCACAGTTGCTACATTTACATATGCAAGGAATTTGTAATTGACTGTTTTGAGGAATAAAAGCTATGCAAGTTTTTTGGTGGCATTCAGGACAGTAAGTTATCAAATATAATCCCCCCCCCTCAAAGATAGAATCATTCATTATTTCTCAGTCCTAAATCGTCAAGTGTTGCCGGTGTATAATCATGCAACATGCAACCTACATTTGCACACCTATAAGGGAAACCACGCTCTCTCATTTGTTCAGCATACTCACTAAAAGGTCTTGTATCTCTACCATTGTGAATATGCCCATACAAATGAATATAACCATAGTCAGCGTTAACCCAATGAGCTATAGGGTAATGGCAAAGTACAACGTGTTCTTCGCCGTCTTTGATAACAGCATAGTCTTTTATCCAAACAAAGTGTTTTTTCATTTCTTCGTTTACTCGATCATGATTGCCCTTGACAAGAAATTTAACCCCATTTAATCTCGGAAGAACTATTGGTATTTCTGCGTTGTTCCAAAACATATCCCCCAGAACATACACGCTGTCATTTTTGCCGACAACACTATTCCAATTTGAGATGATAGTTTCGGTCATTTCTTCAAGGCTGAAAAACGGTCTATCATCAAATGCGAGTATATTTTTATGACCTAAATGTAGATCAGAAATATAAAATTTGCTAGGCAATGCCATTAGCGTTTCATCTCCTTTTGAATAAACTAAATTAATTATGAATATCTAAAATTGTGGCAAACATACCTTTACTTTTCTTTTTTATTTCAGTAAGCTTTCTGTCAAAATCTTCGTCTTTTATAAATGCGTGTCTGTTCCAAGTTTCACGAGCAATAACATTCTCGTCAGAGTCTATGCAGACAAAACAATTAATCTCATCAAAATTGAGCAGTTTGTCTATCTTCGCTCCATCTACATACAGAAAACCGTCTCTTGTCTCCGTCGAAGAGTAACAATCATCAATCTTTAATTTCAATTTGCCTGAATATCTACCGCCAATTTCCCACCAATCATATGTGAATATAGGAAAAGAGATTACTTCACCACTTTTGTCACATTCCAATTTTTCTTCGTCATAAGGTTTTAAAATTTCAGAAATCCTATCTTCCGAAGGCATTTCTTTAGTAATTAAAAGTAAACAACAGTGCATAGCTTATCCTCTCTTTTGTATTAATAGTTTGTAATTAAGACCTCTATATCTTTTGTCTTGTCTTTTTTCTGATAATTACAGTTTCCATAAGTAGTGTTTAAATAATGGATTTTATAATCATGATTTTCTGCCCAATTCTTTAATGTCGGGTTTGTTTTTAGATTATTCGATAATGCCCATTTCACATTTGAAACCGCAAGCATATCTCTCAAATCTTCCTCGTCGGTATTAGTCCATCCACCATTTTCATTATAGGTTGCCGTGGAATTAAAGTACGGAGGATCACAATACAGAAAATCATTTTCGCCAAACGCTACGCCGATGAACTCACGAAAATCAGCATTGGTAAACTTGCAGTCTTTATTGCTGATTGTTTCCGAAAACTCTACAAACCTTTCTCTTAATGTAGGGTTAAAGCTACTTCTGTCTTTCCCAAACGGCATGTTAAATTCGCCTTTTGAATTAAAACGAATTTGGTTGTTAAAGGCGTAACAAATTAGCACATATAAAATAACGGGCTGTTTAAATTCCGATTCATTAAACTGGTTGCGGAGTTTCAAATACCCTTCGCTGTTAATCTTTGACAAATCATATTGCTCAACTATCTTATCTATTTCACTAAGAATTTTGTCGGTCTTATTTCTATGTATGTATTCAAGTATTTGCACTACAGGTAAATTCAAATCATTATAAATAACCTCTTTCGCAGAAACATTAATTCCAACATTAAACCCACCGCCAAACAAATCAACGAAAGTGTCAATATTTTTCGGGAACAATGGTAATATCTGTGGTAGAAGCTTGTATTTGCCACCTACATAATTGAGTGGCGATTTTATATATTTTTGTTTTATTAGTATCATCACCTAAATAGTAGCGTATTTTCATTAACTTGTAATTTTAAAAAAAAATTACTTTTCTTTGTCTGTTTTAACAGTTCAGGATTGTCATAAATGTTGCCAACGATAAAAGAGATACGTTCGCCATAGCAAGATTCGACTTCAAGTTCTGCAAGATCAATCGTATTAAATATATGATTTATTCCAAATGCTGGAGTACCCACATCCGTCAGTTCCCAAGAAAGTGTTTCATCATTCCACCTTACATCCATAAGTCTATTAGTGATATCAGGAGTTACGTTAATTATATCTCCTTCAAAAATCTTCTTATCATACTTGTCTGTTAGCCCTGTGTATTGGCTGATAGTCTTAGGGTCTACTACATAAGAAATTGGCATTGTATCAACAAACTGCTTATAGTCATTGTCCTCAATCTCCATATTGTCGTAAATAAGATGTTCAACATTAACCCCTTTGTCCTTAAAGTACGGACGTTTTCTGAGAACGTAATAGCCATATATCCATTCACCATTATCTACACGTTTACCTCTGAATAGTATTTCTCGCATTGCAGTCTCTCCTTGTTGCCAAACTTTCAGTGCCATTTTTTTGCACCTGTGCAGGCACTGCCACGAACGACCACTCGTAAGCTTCAAGCGGCTCGTCAAGAATGTGATAACACAGCATACCGCCGTATTCACCGCCCTTTTCATGGCCACAGCTGCCCTTGTGCATATCCTCTCCGCATACAGAACAAAGCTTCTCTCCCATGGTGCAGGTAATGGATGCCTCTTTCTTTATTCCGCCCTGGATCTCGCTTATAAGGTCGCCGTTAGAAGCAGTTCGCACCATGTAAGCCTTTGCCATAAGCCTGCGGTAGACCTCTCCGTCTGTCGTAATTTTCCCAGGCAGAGTTTCCACCCATGTGTCGAATATTCTGGCAGTCTGCTTTGAGCTTTTAGGATCATGGTCGAAAATACCCGTTCTGCCCTTAAAAAGCTCCGCAAGCTTCCTCAAAGCACCTGATGAAAACTTTTCACCATCTCTGTCAATGTCATTGTCACAAAGTGCCACCCTGAAAACAAAGACCTTGTCCTCCGTTAGCGGCTCTCTCGCATAGTCGTTTATCTTTTCAAGCTCCTCGCCTGATACTGTTTCGCTCATTGCATTTTCTCCTTATAGATTCTAACTCTTCTTCAATCTCAGCGTATCTTTTGTATTGCTTATCCGTCATTGCTGCCACCGTCCATTCTAGCACCGCAGTTAGGGCAATATTTCGTTGCGACAAACGCCCCAATGTAATGGAAATCATCATCACACACGGAGCAGTGAAAGCATTGTATCCTATTATTTTCGTCCGGATCTCTTTCGGGTATCCAATACCCACGCTTGACCTCCTGCACATCTGCGGTAGGTGCAGGCTCGTTTTCCATGTATTCAATAATCCAATTCAGAAAATTAGTAGTACATTTCTCATCATTCTCAACAAGTGGACATGATTCACAGTTGCCTGTTATACAGCATTTAACCACATTTATGATATCTTCTTTTGTTAATTTCTTATCCATTGCTATTCTCCGTGTACTGACTTTTCATCCATTCATCAAACTTTTGCAGTTCTTCCTCTGTTGGCTCATCCTCTGGTCTGCCTTTGTCAAAACCCAACGTACAACCGCATTCAAAACAACAGCCTGCTAGGTCGGCAGAGCATTCCACGTCATCGCCATATTCACGATATCCCCAAGCACAATCCTGACAGCACTTCATGACAGGGTCTACACAGCGTGTTGGCAAATCGTGTGTAATTTTTTTACTCATTTTCAATCTCCTTAAAGAACTCTCTCGGCTCAAACCATTTATCTTCAATGATATTTCCTATTCCGACAACTAATCTATCTTGCTGTTTTACTCTAACATAATGACCTTTTATATCTTCCCATTTTGCAACGCCCACAACATCCATAATTCTTTTAAGTGCTTCAAGTCCCTTTTCGGAACTTTCAGAACCTTTAAATGTTGTTCCATTGAAAAAAGCTAAGTTGTAACCGCCAAAACAAGTTCCCCAGCCTGAGCCTTTAAGAACTATAGAAAAGGTAAGGCAACAGTGGTCACCTATTCCCAGTGATACATCAGTTATTTTAGCGTTTTCATAAATAGTGTTAGTGTTGCATTCTGCCGAAGGTGTATTTTTTATTACAGGTGCAGGCTCGTTTTCTTTTATGTAACGGGTAAAAAATACGCCGCATTTATAGATTTTTTTGTTAAGCGGACATTGTTCACAGTTCATATCTGAATTAGTGCAAACCTCAACCGCCTTTTCAAACTCCTCTTTCGTTATCATATTCTACCTCTTTCTATAAATAAAACTAAATTTTTATATATTTTTGTTTATCCATAATACCACCTAGAAGTAATTTGTTTTAACTTTTCTTTATCGACTTTTAACAGTTCTGGATTGTCATAAATATTTCCAACTACTTCTGATATCATTTGGTTTTCATAACACGTTTCCAAATATAGATTAGCGAGATCGATTGTGTTATAATATAGATTTATTTCACCAACTGGGATGCCAACATCGAACAATTTCCATGTGAGTTCTTCAAAATCCCATCGCACTTCCATAAGTCTATCTTGGAGAACATTAATAATATCACCCTCATAAATTTTGCCGTTCTCATCATTAAAATTTGTATACTGACAGACTGTCTCAGGAATAACTTCAAACTCTACCAAGCCATCCAAATTGGAGCCAGAGCGAAAGTTCTGAATAATAAAATGCTGGGACGTGTGGGAATCTTTTGATTTACAGACATAATATCCCTCGACCCATTCGCCGTTGTCTACACGTTTCCCTCGAAATAGTATTTCTCGCATATATATCCTCCTACTATTTTTTATTCACTAAATAAAACTTATTTTATCAATCTTTGCCTAAATTACAAAACCATTCAGAGAAAATTTGAAGAGGTAGTAATGAATAATAAATAATAAACTGCAATGGTTCCAACGCCATGCACAGTACAACATATAATAAAGCCAAGAGTTTTTTCTCATTTTTGTTGTTTTTAAATATCTTTATTACTTGTGGGATATGAAGCCAAAAATGTAAAATATCATCTGGGCTACACAAATCATCTTTCCAATAGCCATCAGTTATATGCCAATACAATCTCCACATTTTTTCTTTTCTCTCTACTTAAGTTTAAGATGTTTGCAACTGTTCACATCTTTTCAGTACCTTCGGTGTGTAGTGTCTATCTATATGACTCTTTTCAACCTTTCGTTGCTTACCCAAAAGCTGGGTTAGCATATTAACGAGGTTCTTATTTTCCTTTTTGAATTGAACTATACATTCTAATTCTTCAACTTCGTCTTTATACCGCCTACGCTTTTGACGAATATTCTTAAGCTGTGTAGCTAGCTTTGCACGCTCTTTATAATTAAGATTATCAAGCTCCAGCATATGTAAAACATCTTGTGTTTTCTTTTCTTCGGTTCTTTGTAGTTCTAAAGCAAACTGATATTCGTTTTCAGATTGAATTATCAAATTTAAAAAAGCCGATATTATATCCGAATTACTAACAATAATCAACTCGTTACTATAAAATTAATAACTATCCCTTATATGTAAAAAGTTTTTCAACTACCTTGAATTGATTATTTTTATTTCTATCCAATGTTCGAGTAAATGGCCTTTCCCATACACAAACGAAGTCGTCTGGCGCTTCAAGCTCAGATATAAAAACCTGATTGTCTTTTCCAATCTGTCTCATGTAATCCCAAAATTCTTCCGAATTAAATTTTCCAGACGTATAGCCCGTTGTATTACTGTATGGAGGATCGGCATACACAACCGAACCTGCGGGAATAACCACATCTTTATAATCATTACAAGTGAATACAGCGTCCTGCAAATTAGCAAAGTCTTTTAGTATACTACGCTTGCTTTGTGCCGCATAATTAGTACCCGTTTTGTTGCGGGCATAACCACCAAAGAATTTGCCACCAAAGGAACATCCAAATCCTACAAAGCCAGTCAATGCTGGATTGTCATCTTTGTTATCTCTTATTGATTTATACATCTCTTCTGAAATAACTTCTGGCAATTCGTATCCGTCCTGCAATGCCTGCCATAGTGCGACCAAATATTTATGATTGTCGTTACAAATGACACTTTTAAAATGCGGCGCTAACTTCGACTCCACCGCACAACTTCCACAAAACAAGCTAATTAAGCATCCGTTACTCTCTCTCTCTCTCTCTCTCGATTGCTAACGCAATCGAGGCTGCTATTCGGCTCTTTCCGCCTTGATATCTCATCGATTATTACCTCCGAAATTTGCTTTGAAATTCTTGATTTACCACCTAAGTATTGAATTGCAATCACCTCAAAAAAATAGCGCACCATTAAGGTACGCTATCATTACTTTATAGGTTGCTTCACAATGTCATAGATATCTTGAAGCTTTTCTTTTTCATCTTTGCTCTTATCATTAATTATATCATACACAACCTGACACACTGTTTTTGCACCTATACCTATTCCGATCTGGCGTGCTCGTTTAAGTTGCGCTGTGTATGTCTCGATAATTTTTTCCTGCTCTTTTCTTTTCATAGTTATCCTTTTATGTAACGGGGACAAGCCCCGTTTTGTCATTCATCACATTCGTCGTCAAAGTCATCGCAATCATCGTCATATTCTTCGTCATCAAAAGGCTCGTGGTTGTCACTAACCTCACCACATCCAACAAAATTATTTGGCAAAGGCACGTTAGAGTCTTCTAATGGAAGTTTTAATGTCTCCAACTTTTCAATCATTTCATCGACAACCTTGTTATATGTCGCCCTTTCTTCACAAGTACGGAGACATATATCCCCTTTATTCTGACAAGGTGTGATTGAATCGAATTGGCATTTCTTTAAATTCATTGCACAATTCCTCCTTAAATAGAATTATTTTATTAGGTTTTTCAAATAGTATTGAAAAGTTCCTAATATGTAAATTGGTGTATAACGTTTATCGGGCATAAATACAATTTGTAGCCCATATCTATGATTAAAACTATGCAATGACCCAAGGTAACTTTTTGAATTATATTCAGACCTATAATTGCTATTCACCAAATCAAAATAATTGGCATTCTCTATGAAAAGATATTTTGTCTTCGCCTTTGAGATTGCGAATTCTTCTTCAAAGCGCTTTCGTTCTTTCGTGAAATTAATTGCTAACTCATCCAAACTTGCTTTGCGTTCTACATAAATCTGATTATCAAAATATAAATCTCTTGGTATAGCCAACTCTTGATTAGCCTTTATATAAAAGCTATAATCTCCGCAACTTAAAGCACGCTTCTCGTATGCAATTTTATGCTTGTCAAAATACTCGGTTATATGATCGTTCTTTTTTTCTCTTGTATCTATAAGAACGACCATCATTTTCAAAAGTTCTTTTGCCTCTATATCATTGAATTTATAATCTTCAATAAACGTCTAAATCACCACCTTTTTATATGAATTAATCCACCACTCCACGGTGCCTGGAATGGCTATATATTTGCCGTTATCAAATCGAGTTTTATTTTTCTTTTCAAATCCATCAATTTTAATTAAATCCTTTTCGGCAATTTTGTTGTATTCAAAGATTTTCTTCTTCAGTTTTGCCTGTGTAATCTGCCCCTTAGAAAGCGAGTACATTGTAACTAACGGCGAATAACGTGTATTTACATCTAAAATATAAACCACTTTGTTGAGCTTTGGATTTACATAGTCAACATATCCCAAAAGTTCATACTCGGTATCCATTCTCTCTTTGAGTGTAAACTCACATGGAGTGACAAAATCTGCGGTCTCAATTATAAACTTATTTATGTCTACGTTTGAAAACTGCTTTGCCGTTTCCTTCCCTGCACATGCACTTGCAACTTTTAACTGCTGTTCATTTAGCTCTGCCTTTTTTAGTGTACTTCGTTTTCTTAAAGAGTAATAATACTCGCAGGTCGCAAGTAGTTTTCCTACTTCGCCAAATTCTTTAAAGTAGTCAAGCTTAATTAATATGTCGATAGCGCCTCTTCCAATTTTCAATTCGTATAGGTCAACAAGAAGTTCGGCAAAGTTGACATACTTTTTATCTTTAAGAGCGTACAAGTTGTCGCCAATACCTTGACCTAATCCTTTAACCGACATTAACCCTTTATAAATTGAATTTGTATCACGGTCGCAGAAATATTTATCTTTTGACTTTCTAAATTTTATACCGCAGAGCTTAATACCTCTCTTGCGCACGCAGTTTGTTATTGATATTGTCTTTTCAATATCGTCGTCGAATGCGTTGAGTTCCGCTGTTAGAAATTCTAACGGATAATAATGCCGCAGATATCCGCAAATATAACCTATCCATGAATATGGTTTTGCATGGTTTTCAGAGAAAAGATATTCCGAAGCATCCTTAATAACTTGTAGAAAGTTTACGATAAGTTCCTCGCTCTTTTCTTCGGTGGTGTTATATTTTTCTTTCATGGTTTTTATGAATCCTGCTTTGATATCTGGAATAAACTTTTCAGTACCTGTTTTCTTTGCAAAACCACGTCGAACAATATCGGCTTGACCCATTGAATAACCACAAAATCTATGAAGAAACTCTATGACTTGCTCTTGATAAACTAAGAATCCAAGCGTTGGCTTCAACATTTCATTCAGTGCTTCATGACCATTATCATGGAATACTCCTTTAGCCAAATCATTTCTATAAGATGCACCCGCTGGTCTAATAGCTCCATTGCCAACAGAAAGCAAATCCATATACGTCATATTCGGGTTTACTTCTTTGATTCGTTTAATTGTTTCGTCGCTAAAAAGTTGTTTTAAATACCTAGAAGCCGACTCAGACTCCCATTGGAATATACAAGTTGTATCATCTCTGATGTCTTTCCAAACCTCGATATCGTCTGGTGTATTGTTAGGGTTTAATCTTTCGATGTGTGCCAAATCGCAAGCTTCATTAATCGCGCCGATATTATCAAGTCTAAGCAAATCAAGCTTAACAAAGTTTAGCGATTCAACTTCTTTCATATTAATCTGTGATATAGGATATTCGTCGGTACTACTTGTAAAAGTTCCAAACCAATCATTAAGTGGAAATGGCGAAACCACAACACCTGCTGGATGATTCCCCACGGATACTATAGTACCGCTAATCGACTCCGCCCATCTAAACAACTCTGGATATTCTTCTTTCAGTTTTTCATAATCAGTGTCAAGTCTTTTACATATGTCAGCCACTGTATCAAGCGGTATTTCTAAAGCACGACCTACATCACGAATTGCACCTTTTAAAGCCACGGTATTAAAAGTGATTATATCACAACAGAATAATTTTTCTTTGTTGTAGAGGTAATCTTTTACCTTTGGAATATCTTTCTCATAAAAGTCTGTGTCGATATCAGCCAAAGAAACACGTTCGACATTCATAAACCTTGAGAAGTTTAAATGCTCCTTTATACTATCAATATCGGTAATGTGTAGGCAATACGCAACGATACTTCCCGAAACGCTACCTCTTGCGGGGCCATAACCGATGCCGATTTCACGACAATGACGTTTGTAGTCTTCGTCAAGCAACATAAAATCTATCGCATTATTATGTTTGAATGTTTCAATTTCTTCCTTAATTCTTTGAATGTACTCGTCATAGTTATCATATTTATCAATACCACGTTCTTTGATGCCCTGATAAATTTTTTGTTTAAAAACCTTTTCGGGATCATCATATAAATCTGGATACTTATATCCCTTATCAAGAGTGAATGGTTCAATCATATCGGCGAGAACATTGGTGTTCTCAATGGCTTCAAGATAAACATTTGGAGGTAAAGCACCCTGCTTTTCATAAGCTTCACATAACTCGTCGTATGATTTAAAAACGAGATCACACTGATCCTCGCTTTCAAAATGCACCTTTTTAGCCTTTTGTAATATAGCTCTACTTGCCGCATGCTCTTCGTCAATGCTGTGAGTATCAGTTCCCGCAATGAGCGGAACGCCAATTGTTTTAGACAAAAACGCAAGTTCAACGTTGTAGTCGCATTGTTCAGCAAATGGATGATGCTGTATTTCCAAAAAGCAACGGTTTTTATTATTCTTTAGAAACCCGATAAATCTATCACGCAGGTCTTCATTAGTACCATGTAGAATACCACCAAGGCAAGCCGAAGTTACAATAATGTTGTCGCTCGTATTAATAAGCTCGTCCATTGTGATTCTTGGTTTAGAATAAAAGTGTCCGTCCTTTCTATTAAAGGAACTGGACACCAAAGCGTTTAATTCATTTTTGCCATCAAAATTCTTAGCAATAAGAATAACATGATAATTGTCGTTAATTTTTTCTTCAATGCCTGCGGTAAGATAACATTCACAACCGTGGATATATTTCATGCCCGCTTCTTCGATTGAATTCTTTTTATGAACCCATTCAAAAACCGAGCCGTGTTCTGCAAATCCAAAAGCTTTCATTCCAAGTTCTTTCGCCCGATTTACATAATCAATATACTTTGTTGTGCTATCAATATTTGTTACGCCATTTGATAAATCAGAGTGAACATGAAACGGGGTATAATTCTTCAGAATAATTCCTCCTCATCAATCGTATAGCAAATGTTTCTAAAGCGACATAAATTGTTACAATAAAAATATTGTTCGTTCTTTTGAAATTTATCGGTATCATAAATATTATCTATGACATTCATAGCCCATTCACAAGACTCTTCATAGTCTTCTTTATTAAAATCTATGATATGTAAATCACCGCTTCGTATAAAGTTCCAACCGATCTTATCTGGATAACGATTGTATAACTTTTTTATCCCCATGCAATAAATGTATAGCTGCTTTTTGTAAAAGTCATAATCCTTAATTTTGGTTTTCTTGATACTACCATTTTTGTTTAGAGGACTTTCGGCAGTCTTATGGTCAAGAACAACCAGTCGGTCATCGTTGTCGATATATACGAGGTCGATAAAGCCTATAAATTTTTTGCCATGAAAATCACAATCAATCTTTTTTTCAACGCCAACGACACGTTTTATAGGGAACATTTGTTTGCTGAAATTAGAAAAGTATAAAATACCGATTTGATGCAGTTTTTCGGCTCTTTCCTCATCTCGTGAGCCGTTTAGTATAACGGATTTGCGGAAAAGTACCTCAAACTGATTTTTCACATTTTCAACAGAACACTTACCTGTAAAGAAGTTTTCAAGGACTTTGTGACAAACTGTGCCAAATTGCCCATAAATATTCTCAATACCTTCTTCGGCGTCAAGATATTTTAATCTCCACTCAAATGGGCATTGAGTGAATGTTTTTAAATTACTAAAGCTCCAGTTTAAATCATCAAGAATAAAATCATATCCGTTCAATCAATCACCCTTTCTCTACTGCTATATAGTTCTTCCCATACTTGCAACCCATTGTCTATCGGAGATTTCTTTTCACTAGGATCACCAAGCAAATTTTTTGTGTCATTGATATAATAAAGATTAGTAAATCGTGACAGCAACTTCATGTTGTCATTATAATAATCCTCAAGTTTTTTATCTTTATCAAAAGCAATAACCACATCACAATGAAATCCTAATATCAATTTGATCTGTTCGTATGTTAATGCCGAAGTTTCTGCGGCGACTTGATTTCGCATTCCTAGTTGAAATGCTTTCATACAGGATTTAATGCCCTCAAATATAATCATTTCGCCTTTTTCTTTTACATACTTTTGTGCCTTATTTAATTCCTGCAAATAGTCCATACAGCCAACTTTATAGTAATTAATGTACTTCGGAATATCTAATTTCTTATATTCCTCATAAATTGTGCGACCTTTTACGTTTATGAGGTTGCCGTTCAAATCGTATACTGGATAAACAATCCTATCGCGCAATGTATCATATCGAATGTTATACGCATCAATTGTTTTTGAATTTATGCCCTCTTCCTCCCATAGTTTAATTGGGCGTTTATCGTACCGATTATAAACGCCCATGTCAAGTATAGGATGAACAAATGGTTTCGCATGTTTGATTGGTTTGTATTCTTTAAATACTTTAATTGTATCAGAGACTTGTTGTCTCACAACAGAAATATTACCAAAGTCGGCTGCCATGTCTACTGCGGTTTGATATGAAGCCTTATGAAACATTTGAATAAAGTCGATAAGATCGCCAGTGGCATCGCAACCGAAACAGTGATAACGGTTTTTAGTTGTGTCAATTTTAAACGAAGGTGTCTTTTCATCATGAAAAGGGCATAGTCCCACAAGCGTTGTACCGACTTGCTTAAGATCTATATATTGTTTTATATAATCCTCTATCCGTATATTTGACTTTATATTTGCAATAGTTTCAGGACTTATATCTTTCTTCATAATTTCCTCTATTAAAACGGTTCTATAGCTGTGGCATGCTGCTTTTCTGTTTCGTCTATACGCATCTTTGAACCGTCAAACACAAAGTCTATGTATTCGCTGTCGTCCATTTGCTCGCCAAGTCTGTTTAAAGATATGTTGAGTCTGTAGTTTCCACACTCTTCACCATCCATGATAATTTCATCACTTGTTTTATTACGCCATGACATACTTACCGAAGCGTATCTTTCAAGCTTATCAGAATCGGCAACTTGGTTCTGCCTATTTAACTGACAGGCCGCAAGAACGGCTAACTCCAAAACTCCTGCAACTTCATTTTTTAAGAAATCACAACGACCGCCTAGTTCGTTATATAATGCTGACGAGTCAAGTGTGTTGCCTTTCATATAATCAAAAATTACAAATTGTAAGCCAATCTTATATTTAAGGATATTACATATTGCATAGATTTCTTCATTGGTAAACTGCGGATTATAAATATGCACAAATGGCTGTTCCTGTATCCAAGATTTTGCCTCTTCTATCTTGGCACTTTCCTCTTCACTGTAAAGCCCACTTTTAACTTTCTTTAATTCTACACCTGAAATGTTAGCTATCATTCGTTCTAGGAATAGTCTGTCTGCCATCTCCGTATCAAAATACACAGTTGGGATTCCCATTCTTAACTTGTGAATTGCCTCATTCATCATAAAACAACTTTTGCCCATTTTCATTCTCGCTTTTAGCAAAACCAATTCCGTTGTCTCATAGGTGAAATAATTATTGATAGTAGGAAATTTTGACGGCAATCCGAACATACCATTGTCTGTACGTCTTTGGAGCACCTCATCCCACAATTCTCCAATCTTATCACCAAAGATTTCAACCGAGTTTGTTGCCAAAAACTTCTCGGTAATATCGCCGATGGACTTATATACCTTATTATTAAGTTGTTCTAAGTCTATTTCGTCATTGTAACATTCCCCAGATAATTTAGATAACAGTCCGTGAAGTTCACGTTTAAAGGCAAACTCCATTACTTTATTAACAAGCATATTGTATTCCGAAGAAGACGATCGTGATATTGTAGAACTCAGTTCAATAAATTCTTGCATATCTTTTACGTTAAATTTTTCGGTCATACGTTTAACTGCCTGATTGGTATTAATCATACTCTCAATATTAAAGGCATCTATCTTGTCAATACCCTTTTTATAAAGCTCCTGAATAGCCCAATAAATACATCCGTTTTCTTTATTGTAAAAATGATTTGGCTTCAAATGGTCGCTTTGCATAATAAATTCGGGGTGATGTACAAGTGTGGCAACAATACCACTTTCTGCTTCTTTGTCATAAAGAGCTGTTCTAATACTGCATACCCCCTTTACTTAAGAATTTTATTAAAGCCTTTTTTATTTGGCGGCTTTGATTTAAAGGTGGTAGATGATGTCGAGATATTATCATAAGGCAATTTTATAGAAACAGAATTTTTCTCATCTTTATATCTATCATACGCTTCCTTGAATCTTCTATCGTTAATCAGATAGTGTAAACCATAAGGTGATTTTATATTCTTTATTTTCATCTTGAGGTTATATTGTAAAGCAAATAATAAATATCCACTGTCAACGTTCTTATCAAATACTATATTATTAATTGCCCCACGCAACTGTTTGACAACAACAGAGGGATCTATTATTTCAATATAGAGCTTAATAATTTTGTTTATATTTTCTCGTTCGGCAAAACATTCTCTGTGATAATATAGCCCTTTGCTCAATATCATCTTGTCGGCTGGAAGTTTTTTATCTGCAAATTTACAGTGAGTATATCTGCAACAATAAACTTTCTCTTTCATTATTTTTCAACACCAGATTCAAGTAAATACGTTGCCTCTAAATCGGCTTCATGTAATGCTACGACAATAGGGTAATATTCCATAGCTTTACCCAGAGCATTATAGTTTTCTTTTGGTTCCGAAAAACCCATATGCCAACGTATTGCATATTTTTCTTCTGCTGTCAACTTCATAAACTCCATAATCATCATTACCGACTTTTCGCCGTGTCCATATGGGTTCTTGTCGTCAATAATATAAAACGGATATTTCTCCCATACACCATCTTCATTTTTACGGTTGCGCATTTCAACAGCATAGAAATTCGCCTTACAAATATCGTGGAGCAAGGATACAATAATTATAGTGTCTTCTCTCGATAGCGTAGATTTCCAAGTCTCTGTTTGGCTTTTTACCTCCAACATTTTGTATACATTCATAGAATGCTGTAGTAGACCGCCTGGGCACGAGGAATGAAATCTTGTGCTTGCAGGCGCAGAAAAGAAATCTGTCTTGAGTTTAAGATAAGCGATCAGTTTATCTATTCCCTCTCTATGGGTCGCTAAAAGCAAACTTTCAAACTCTTGTGCAAGCTCATTATTTATTATTTCTGCCATTTTATTACCTCCTAAAAAAGAAATCAGGTAGTCTAAATTAATAGACTACCTGTAGTAATGATTATTTGATTAGAATGGGAGGTCGTCCTCATCGATCTCTTGTGGCTTATCAGCCTGCTTAGATTTATTGACAGTCTTGTCGGCAGTGTTATTGTTATTACTCTTCGTTCCGTGTTCTAAAATGTCGAAATCAAAAGCCGTAATCTGCATCCACCATTTTGAATTGCCTTCCTTGTCTTTATAGGAACGATTAGTAAGCTTTGCCTTATTGATATGAATTCTCTGGCGGTCTTTTAACTGCTTTGCTTTTTCAAGAGCACCACCAAGAAAAACAATGTTCCATGACGAGTTTATGTAATCACCATTCTGGTTTTTCTCGGAAGTCGAGTACCTTGCCCTAACTACCTTTTCTTCAACTTTTGGCTCGAAAACTGTTCCATAAGATTCTGTAATAAAAATCATTTGCTAACACTCCTTTATAAAATGTGTTTATTTATAGACAAATGTGTAATATTATACACATTGTTCTAACCAATAAATTTTATTAAATTTCCAAAGTAATCTGCATTTTCGTGCATTTACTTTCTTGCAATGTTTAGTTTTTGATTGAAAATTTAAAACCAATTGTTCTGGATATAAAGCAGTAACGTATCCTGTATGAGTTTCTCCGTTTTTATATGTATAAGAAACTAAATCTCTATGCCTAATTCCTAACAAATTATTAGTTTTCGCCTTTGATTTCCTTCTCATTGGTTTAATAATCCATTCTTTCACATCACAATTATCAGGAATACAATCTGTAACACATATGGCATCATTGCCGTGGGATTTTTCCACATTCCATTCAATACGTTTATTAGCAGTTTCACCACCATTGGTCAGATGTAATGAACCCAATTCAGAAATCTTTTCTCTTAAATAAGTTTTCCCCTGCATCACATGCATTGCATAATCAAATCTTTTTGGTTTAGATTTAATCATATTAAAATACCTGTCTTCAAAATCCCGTTCCCTGCCTTCTGTTTTCTGATGGCAGCCAGAGCAAAGTGTAATCAGATTTCCAATGGTATCTGCTCCACCATATTTTCTTGCCCTGATATGGTGTACTTCTAATACACAATTGGATTTTCCGCATTCTTGACATCTGCATTCATCTCTCAGGATAGTCGCTTTTCTTAAATTTTCATCCAAACGGTTAGATTTCTGATACTGCCATCTATAAGGTTTATAATCATCTGTCAATGCACGAATATCTATGCAAACATCTTCAAGATGATATTCCTGAATATTAACCCACTTATTAAGCTGATATAATACCCTTAAAATAGCGTCTTTCTTTTGTTTGATACTTGGCGCTAATCTACAAGTTCTTTTAGAAGATGAACGGTTATTAAATCTGGCTTGCCTGTATCTTTTATGATAACGATGATAATGTCTATGTCCACGTCTTACATCCATGAGATGCTTTACATCCTGGCGTTGCTCAATTGTTCCTTTAAAAACCACTTTGTTTTTGGTAGGACATTTCTGAACAATGGCGAGACCAACATGAGCGGAGCCGTCATCTATGCCGCAAACTATATGACTTTCATCGTCTTCATCAGATTTAACTTCTTTTTCTAATTGTATCACCATAGGATATTTGCTTTTTAATTTAGCTCTGCTCTTTCTGACCAGATACCAGCCCTTATTCACTTTTGTCGGTGTTAATGGCCGATTGTTTTTATCAACCACAAAACAATATTCAATTCTATTTTCCATCTCTGGATACCTTCCTTTCGGAGTAATTTTCGTCTTGCCAATGTCGGAGAGGGTATATGTGTTTCTCTGTTATCTATGCAGGACATTAGCATAGTTTCTTGATTGGCACTCACAGAGCTTCAGACTGACGAGCACATCTGAAGGTGTGTCTTTAACCTTTTCTCTAACGCAGTTCGTATCTGCAACATATCTTTCGATAACAGCAGTCACTGAGGCTTGAAACCTGTTGCTAAGCAAGTGTGAACAAGAAATGTAATCATACATTTGTCCACTTATTTACACTTTTGTCTATAAAATAAACCGCTTAACAATTAGTCCTTTTAAGTTTTTCAAGTTCGTTATGTAAAGCCTCAGACTCTTCTATTGATTTTATGTGATTTGGATTACCTGAAGCAATAAACTTTCTAACCGTATCACCGACCATGGTTTTTAATTCACCGCTCTGCTTGCTGATATTGCATGCAAGCTCAAAGTTTGCTCGGTTCATATCGTTAAGCTGGTTTGTAGCTTCTGGCAAATCCTCACCCTCATATAGATAAAGTCCAAGTCCATGTCTACCGCAAGCCTTGGTAATAGAACGTTGTACAGCCTTATTTGCATCTGTAGATTTAATATTCTCAGCCTCTATCGCTTTGTTTCTATGATCCATAATAGGAAGTCTTTCGATTGCCTCAATTCCGTTAATTGTTACGCCTGTTTTTACCCAGCCCGTTTTGCCGTCATCGAACCAAAATCTGCCGTCAGGATTTTCATATACGCAATATGTAGCATCGGGAAATTTCTTTTTAACCTCTGCCCAAGCACTTGCCCATGACAAATACGAAAGGCCGTTCTTATCTGAGACTTTACTAGACACGTCAATGTCATATAAAGTCTTAAAATAATTAGTCTTTCTTACGGGTCTTTTCTCAACCGGTACCGGTGTTTCAACTTTTACTATTTCATCACTCAATATCGTTCTCTTCCTTTCGTTTTAGTTTCCATAAGGGGTGCAAAATTTCTTTTTGCACAAAATAAAAAAGCGACGCAAACCACGTTAATTCACGGTTTACATCGCTATTTTGTTATGTTTGTTGTGTGACATTTTATTTTTTACCTATGAATATCTTCTTCCATTGTAGATAGGCATTATAGATAATTTTGGGCGTCCCAATTTTAAAATTAAATTCTTCTTCAAATAGTGATTTTAACTGACTATTCTTGAGAAATTTCATACTCTGAACATTCTGCTCATACTGCCAAAACTTATAAAACAGAGCCGAACGTTTTAGACTTAGTATACTGAAATCTTTTTGAACTATATAATTGCAATGACCGCTAAGATTTGGGTAAGACAACTTCTTACAAGATTTAATAACGAAACTATCGTCAACCCTGCCGTCACCTGGTTTTGGCCGCCCAATATCTTTTCGTTTAATAAGATATTTTGAAGCACAAATATCGTAAACAAAATTATTCTGCAACACACGTTTGTCTTGAAAACTTAGTTCACATAACTCAAAAAAGCTTTCTGGATAATTACTAAAAGTAACTCCGTCAACGTAAATGGTTCTATTTTTTACATCAACATTTGCCACTTCAATAATTGGAATATATTCTTCTGGCATGCCCAAATAAACCAGCAGTACAACAAGCATTTCATAAATATACGTTTCTTTAATATAACTGTCTGACATTAAATACTTGTATAAGTCTTCATAGCTTGCAAAAAATTTTTCAAAAAACTTTTGCTCTACATCCATCATGTCATAACGAATTGATACAAATTCGTCCATATACGGATAATCCATAAACGCCAAATAGAGTTTCAGTAATCCTTTCATATTACGGAAGCTATCATAACTGTTAATGCAACTATTTAATACGAACTTAATCTGATTGACGTTCATTCTCGAAACATCTTTTTTATATTCCTTTTCTAATAAAGACATTTTGGCAAAGCTGTAGGCATAGTTTTTCAGTGAAACCTCTGACTCTGTATCCTCTACCATTTTATTCAAGAACTTGATTTTGGGTTTTGGATTATAAAAATTTTGATTTGCATAATCTTCAAAACCATTATCAAATGTCCAATGATTTTGATTGTTAGACATACATAACACCCCTTTACACTCTCATTTATTATATCATATATCTGATACGCTGTCAACTTTACAATTGTCCATCGTCTAATTTGAAATTTTCCTGAAAAGGTCTGTGTTATGTACACCAGCCTGAAACGCCTTTATCACTATGGGCGTTGCGTACACCATAGCCGTAGCTATTTTGTCAAGTTGCTCGTCATTAAATGCACCAAGCTTTTTTAGTATTTGCCACTTGTTAATGACCCATTTACTCTCAGCCTCTACGGTAGAATCACGTTTTAAGCCCTCGACCTCGGAGGCTTTGAAAGTAACATGAGTTGGAAGCTCTGAATTATTGCGCTTAGTTGTTAAAGGTAAAACCTCAACCATAGGACTCACTGCATTACCCACATTATTTGATACTATAACTGCGGGTCTCTTGCCACCTTGCTGATGCCCAATATTATTAGATAAATCAACAAGCACTAAATCCCCAGTGTAGTATGCTTCATATTTTGACAATACAATTCTCCTTTCTATTAATATTATGTAATGTGAATAATGCAAAAAAAAATTGATTACATACGCACCCCTGGAAGCAGACGTGCAATTATGTTCAACTTTTCTCTTGGTGTAAATTCAACAAACAACGCATTATCATCGTTTTCTTGGCAATTAAAAATATCGTCATATAGCGTATTGAAATAGCAATCTTCAAGCTCGTTGCCATAAAGCTCAAATTCAAATATGGTCTTGCCAATAACCAAATGACTACCCTTTACAGGGACGATAAACATCGCCCCCGTAATATCGTCGCAGTCACCATTAATTGTCTTATACAACTCCTTAATTTCGCAATATTTTTTATCGCCTGATCTCTCAAAATCTATTGCAAAAATAATAAAGCTATGTCTGTTGTTCGCTACAATCCTAATGTTATTCATATGAATCCCATCAAGACTTATTTCCATGTCCTTTATTTTCATTAATTCCCCTTCTTTTTTGTGGTTTCAATGTAGTTGGAAAAGTATAACCAACTATATACCCCTCTTTGTCAAAGATATAGTTTTCTAAATCGAAGTATGAACCGCTTGCTGACATCCAAGCATAACCCTCTTTGTTCAACTGACGGCGAGCCTCTTCCTCTTTGTTCACAAGTTTATAATCGTCAGGAAATGGAGTGCCGTCGTAGAATGTGTTGCTATGATGACACCAATCCAACAGCTCAAGTTGCCTGTCAAGGTTATAAGGCTTAGTTGGTTTCGGCGGAAGCTTTCTGGCAAGCTCGGCTTTTTCATGGGCTTTCATGATGCCGTAAACTATCCAGCAACCTATAAGCATGAATAAATCAAACATCTGCGTCCACCTTATTTAAGGTTATATTCGCATTCATCAACTATATGCTGAAATAAATCACGCATAGTTTCGAGCTTTTCAAGCCCCTCACTCCACTTATCATACTTTGCCGAATTTTCATTCTCAGGTTCGTTATCCATATAAAGTTCGATTTGTTCCTCGAATTTTTCAACAACAGCTTGTGCTTCTTCCATTATGCCACTATAATTAATCATATCATTCTCTCCTTAATATCCTAGCCTATCTCTATCTCGTCTCGGTATATTATTATCTCTTTATAATACGTTTACATTTTTGACCTCCTTATCAACATCACAACATTAGCTTTAATCATATATTTACCCCTTTTTGCAAACAATACATACAAAGTATATTCTAAACTTATATGGTTATTATAAGCTTAAAAGCCTTATTCTGTATGTAACTATACCACAAAATCAACTAAATTGCTACAGTTTTTTACATTTGTTCACTATTGTAAACATAACATATATTGCAAAAGGAGGGTTATTATCATGCGCATAATAATAAAAATATATGATATAAGAACTCAAAGAGGATATACGCTTCGTAAACTTGAAAAGAAGTCGGGGGTTTCATTTTCTGCTATCAATCTTATCGAGAATGGGCAACGCTCGCCAACCTTAGAAACTCTTCGACTTATTGCTGAGGCGCTTAGTGTATCAGTAAAAGACCTCTTTGATGAAGAAGAATAACGGTTTATTTTTCTTCTTATATATTATATCACATTTTTATATAAAAGTTATTATGGCTCAAAGTCAAGTGGAACACCATATTTCTTATTAGCGATTAGCTTTATTTTATATTTATCTGCAAGTCTTTTTGCTTCCATATCTTCACGCTCTTTCTGCAAACGGCGTTCTTTCTTACGCTTTATATTTTTAGCCTGTTCTTTCAGCCTTCTCGCTTTTTCTTCTGTTTTTGCTTTTTGCTTTGGAAGTTTGTTTATCCAATAATCCGCCTCATTATTTACTTTGTTACTATTACCCATGGCGTATTTGGCTATGGCTGTATAGAAGCCCGTATACTGATTGGCTTCTTCTATAGGGCATGATACCGTTACTTTATCACCATTAGCAAAAGTAATTACAGTCTCCATTGCATCGTAACGTGTGTTATTACTCTTATTGATTGCCTGCACTTTAGTATAAGAATAATCGCTAATCTTTGGCATACAGAATGTTGCACGGTATGGAGTATACAATTCTTCCGTCTTTTGGAGCGTATTTATCGAATTAACTATTGGATTTATCGCAGCCATCCAACTCTCATATTTACTTGTTGACGCATAATCAAACCATGTTTTACTTGTTAGATATTTCATTTTGACAACCTCAATCTTTCTGCCATTTTTCTTTATAGTCTTCACGACTCATATTTCCGACCAAAATACTGCACAAATCATTTAGCTTATCACAGGTGTCATAATATTTACTAACATCTATGTATAACAATCTTGCCCGAATGACCTGTAACGCAACGATAAGTTCACCCACTCCTTTCATATTAGCCGACGGAGTGTTAATGATTTCATTCTCGAAATACTTTACCAACTTCAACTATACCACCTCACTTATGATTTAGCTTATATAGCCAGTCTTTAAACCATCTTTTGAAATGATACCACAATTTTATCAACCTCCCTGTTTTATCATATACGTCTATAATTTCGACGTCGTATAATAACCTGTTGCGATCTGGTTCACGACCTGCATTAAGAATATCTTCTATGCCCTCAAACCACATAAAGACTTGCCTCTTTGTATCTTGCATTGTTTTAAATATTCGATCGTATCGAATAGAGCTTCAGTCATTTCTGCGGTAAAACTTAATGGTGCATCTTCATCGTAAGTCCTTTCACAGCCCTCAAAACTGCCATCAGAATAGATAATTATAAATTCATTTCCAACCCGATCAAACGCTTCGCTTGTTGCTATACTGATACAATTATCACTAGAATGATTGAAATAAAAGAAACCTGCGTCATACCACATTTTTTTAATTTCTAAATCTGTCATATCTAAACAAACACCTCCTGAATTTTGCCAACTATAAGACATAGATAAAGTTATATATCAGAATATTTTTTAATAATTCTTGAACCTTGTCACCATATTTCTCAAAAGTAAAACCTATATTTTCAAGAAACAGGCGAACATTTAGCATTCAAAATTTCTCTTGCAAGTCGCATGGAAATACCATTTGCAATCTTACCAAAATCTGAAATGCTATCCACTGTTGCTTTTTCTTCTTTGAGGCAATCCTCATAAACCGCTTTTGTTAAATGCTTTGCAACGATAGGCATATCTTTACTGCTCCAATCTTCGGGCAATATGTTCTCGTCCACAAACTTATGAAGTATTTTTTCAACCCTTGCTTTTGTCACTATTGTAGAAGCCAATGCCATCTGCGCTTCTTTCTGTGCAAGAGCTTCTGGATTGAGTGGTTTGTTATGTTTTTGACCTTTAGTTTCTATAAATTTATCGCCCACAATCTTTGTGTAAAATGGCAATCTGCCATTAGGATCGTTCAGCCTACTGATATTTTTTATAACTACACCTTCGCCATATTCTCCGCCGAGTTCTGTTTTACCCACGAAGCTCGCACAATGTTCCCATGTAATAAAATCGCCATGATAAAATATTGGAACATATGTAAGACCAAGTTCGCTTACGATTTTTATTACCTCGTCCTGCGGAAGATATTTTTCTTCTATGACATCGTAACAGTCATAAAAATACATAACAAGATTATCGCCAAGAATTTCTTTTATTTTTCCTTTATCTAAAGTTTGCCCCCACTCATAACATATGCAATGCTTGTCGGTAATTCCATAAGGAGCTCCCGATTTTCCAATAACAACGTCACCTATTTTAAATGGAAATTTATCGCTATCATCGCAGTCACAGGGTTCAAATAGATAGGCCCGTCTATCTGTCAAACGACCATAAAAAGCGCCAAATTTATCATAACAAAGCTGTTCTTGCAATCTTTTATATTTCAAAGCATCGTCAAAATTTATTATATACTTACTATGCTCGAAGTGATCAATAGTCCGGTCATAGAACTCGCAAAGCAAATCTTTATGTCTTCTAAGTTTCATCCACATTGTCGACCCCTCTCAATCTACTCGGTTCTTCAAATAAATCTTGATGCCATTGTTTTGTTGTAATAAAGTGTTTTGAACATTGGTTTTCTGTGGAAAGCTTCCAATAACCAGGGCATGTACTATTATGTATTTTTACAATCTGACCACATAAAAGGTGCATGTCGTCACCTAAAATACCTTGATTATTCAGATTACGCATATAATCGTCTGAGCATCCCCACGCAATGTCATTATGATAGACATCTGAATCAAAATTATATTCACAACATAAATCCTTAAATCTCCTAATACGAACCTTATTTCTGCTATGTAACATCGTAATATCACCTACTCATTTTCTATAAGATACTCAGATTTATTAATATTTGAACTCCAAATAATTATTTCTTGATTTTGAGAAACATCGCCTGTTAATGAATTTGTAGAGCGTAGCCATTCCCCATTAACTAGGCTTTTCACGCCAGCTCCAATCTTAATCAAAGACAGGTTTGATCCATACCTGTTGCAAGCATTACAGAAGTTCAAATAATCAGGATAATTAAGATAATGCTCGCCACTTATTACACGACCCGACTCTTTTCTAACTGGCGTATCTGAAATATCTATACCAACTTCTGAAAGTATCGAATTGAAACTTGCATTTACCGATTCATCTGTATAAATATTGCATGCAGGATACATTCTTGACTGAACATATTCTGTATGTTCTTTATTTATCATAAATAATTGTCTAAATATTTTATCATTTTTATAGTAATCATTGTCGGGACAATTTTTGTCAAGTCCATATGTAATAACGGTTACATCATCATTTGCATATGATAAACAGCCAGCGTGCCAACAGCCACGGTTTCTAAAACTGTGACATGATGACCAACTGTTACCATGTGACAT